TTTTCCTTTTAGAGTCACTAGTGCATACAGACATCCGACTCACCCAAACGAGTCGCGCAAGCAAGCAACAGGGGCGCATTGCACCGGCAAGGCTATCGACATTGCAGTAAGTGGAGCGCAAGCAGTAGAGCTCGTTTCTGTAGCTATTGCTAACGGAATTACCCGCATTGGTGTAGCGCAGAAAGGTAATAACAGATTTATTCACTTAGACATCTGCACTAAAGAAGACTTTCCAGACCGCGATTATTTCCCAGAGGAAGCAATCTGGTCGTATTAGTTTCATAGTAACTCCTACTTGCCTCACTTATGTGGGGCTTTTTTTTGCCTAAAGTTAAATTAACTGTTTACATTTGTTAAGTAATCGTTTAACCTTTGCTTGTCACTTAATTAAATGAGGTATAAAAAATGACAGACATTAATAAACTTTCTGACTACGAGCGCGGTGAATGGGACTGCGTTCATGGTCACACAGCAAGAGATTGCGACTCAGATGAATACTATAGAGGCTATGGCGAGACTTACGCCAAAGAAGCAAATGCAACTTGGTACTCTGAGCAAATCTTTGAACCATTTATAAAACAAACTATGGGAGAAAAATACAATGAAATCTAACGTATGGAAAACGCTATCTGCTATTGATGTGTCTAATCACATTGACACTAAAGGCGGCTTGCATTATCTATCTTGGGGGTGGGCTTGGTCTACCCTTTGCGAACACTATCCTGATTCTAGCTACAGCTACACCGAACCTAGATGGTGCGAGAACACCAACACAGTAGAGGTCGAGGTAACAGTAACAGTAGAAGGTAAGGCGGTCACTATGTGGCTACCTGTTATGGACTTTAGAAACAAGGCTGTTGAGAACCCAACAAGCAGAGACATATCTGATGCGCGTATACGCTGTTTAGTTAAGGCGATTGCAATGCATGGTTTAGGAATGTGCTTGTACATGGGTGAGGTTAAGCCGCAGAAAGTAACTGATGCGACTAAGGAAAAGGAAGCCTATCAGGACATGATTGTTGACCTATTGCCTAGCGTTAAAGCTATCAAAGACGGCATAGCGGCTAATGATTATTCGACAGCAAACGAGGCATGGAAAGAACTCACAGATGTTGAGAAGCAACTTTTATGGCGCGCCCCCAGTCGCGGTGGAGTGTTCAGCACTCAAGAACGCGCTATTATGAAAACCACTGAATTTAGAGAAGCCAACTAGGAGAAGATGATGAAGAAGTTAATAATAGTTTTAAGTTTACTATCAATGAGTACAGCAGTTTACAGTTCATGTTTCTGGACTAAGATTGCCGAGATCAAAGGACAGGGTGGAGTTATTTGCACATGGAGATGTGGCTTTGGCTCACAAGCAGTTCACACAACAACTAGCGGCATGGCATTTTGCCCAAGACCACGATAGGAGAAGATGATGAAAGTAGGAATTAATGTAAGAATTGACGTAACTAAGATTGATAAATCACGACTATACAAGGGTGCGAAAGGAACTTATTTAGACCTGACCACCTTTGTTGATACTGTCGAGCAAGACCAGTACGAGAACAATGGCTTTATCAGCCAGAGTCAGACCAAAGAAGAGCGCGATGCAGGGCAGAAAACGCCTATCTTAGGCAATGTAAAAGTGTTCTATACCGATGGTGACAGTGCGTCTAGCAACACTGGGAAAGTTAAACAGGTAATGCAGGAAGCTGATTTACTAGAAGATGACATTCCGTTCTAGTTAAAAACCCCGCCCCGAAGGGCGGGTAAACCATAGGAGTGATGATCGGGGAAAACCATCACCGACAATATACCACAGGAGAAAACCCAATGATAGATTTTGGCGAGTGTTTGAAGAAGGCACAGCAAGAAAAAAACGTAAACAGTTCACAGCTTGCACGACTGGTTGGCGTTCACAGACAGCAGGTTAACATCTGGCGCAATAAAACCAACGTGAGGTTAGATACTGCCATTAAGATTTGCAGTGCCTTAGAATACAATTTAGATGAGTTTATCGGGCTATAAAAGAAAACCCCCTTACGGGGGCTTTACAAGTGCAAGTATTATTGCAATACTGTATGTGCGGATACAGAAAGGTAAGTCTAACACAGTATTTTACTGTCTTGAAACATCTCCTTTCTTTTTTTCGCGCTTTAGTTATCGGGCTAGAGGCTAGGGAATCTCTTAAATAAAACCCTAGAGCGAAGTTGACCCTCTTGACATAGCCCCAAAAGCAGATCGGTTTCTGCTGATGGATAGATTAGATATTCAATACGATAACGAAATAACCGCGAAGTCGCTTTGCCCTTTGATCGAATTTTTAACTTTGCGTAGTTAAAGGGTGAAACGTGCCTTTGAATATATATTTAAATACATATTTAATCACATAATCAGGCGAGGCTTGACCGAGCCATAGGAGATGAACATGGCAGTAATAATAAAAGGCATTGCAAATGTCAGAGACAGAGACAGAACAATAAAGAACACTCAAATAAAATCTATAAAGGCAAGAGTGCCAGAGAACAATGTCTACAGTGCTAAGGCAACAATAGATACAATTTGGGGTTCTATAGAGCTTACAGGTATGACATTGCATGACATTATAAAAGATACACTGGAAGATAATCAGTATTTTAGAGACGTATTAGCCAACTACATTAAACAAATCAATGATGAACAAGGGGAATAACATGACACAGATATCAAGAGTTCTACAATACTTACAAGATGGCAAGAAACTAACCTGCCTAAATGCTTTTAATGAACTAGGCATAACACAGGTAGCCGCTAGAATCTTTGAGCTTAAAGAGCAAGGGCATCCAATCCAGAAGAAGATGATTACAGTGACCAACCGATACGATGAAAAATGCAGTGTCGCTGAATACTATATGGGTGATAACAATGTTGCTTAATAACGGGGATACCTACGAGGTAGATCAGGCAGACATTATCCAGTGGGAAAAGACTTACCCTGCTATCAATGTTTACCAAGAACTGAATGCAATGGAGTCTTGGCTTGATGCCAATCCTACGCGCAGGAAAACACCTAAAGGAATCAAGAGGTTTATTAATTCTTGGTTGGCTAGAGCGCAAGACAGGGGTGGATCACCACAGGTTAAATCTAAAACCCACAGCATCAGGAACAGGAACATTGAAGACAGCCTAGCTGATGTGAGTTGGATTGCTAACGTAGAAGCAAAGAACAGAGCCATTAATCACTTTATGGGTAAGTATGGTTTCTATTGGGATGGGGAGAGAAAACATGGGTAGTACAAAGAAAGTTTTATATAAAGGCAAGCACCCTGATTTGGTTAATGGCAAATCGTACGGCTATGAAGATTACGCTAGGGTTGCCGGTGTTGGTTATAAGAGTCTGTATTCTAGGCTCTACGGAAAAAATGTCGTAACTGATGTTGATCTGCGACCAATTAGAACGCCTGTTAATATTGGAAAAACCAAACCTAAATGGGATGGGAACGACTTATCTCAGAAGTGGCTAAGCAGACCATTATGAATCCATATTATATTAATGAAACCGAAAATGGCGCAGTCATAAGTTTTAGCGGGGGGCGTTCATCTGCTTTTATGTTGTATCAAATTTTAAATGCGCACAATTTTAATCTACCTAGCTATATCAAGGTCATATTTGCTAACACAGGAAAAGAGATGCCACAGACACTAGACTTTGTGCGCGATGTTGGAAAAAACTGGGATGTTGACATTGTATGGCTAGAATATACTGGCAAAAAACAATACAAAGAAGTCTGTTACGACACAGCAAGCAGAAAAGGAGAGCCTTTTTCACAGCTAATTGAAGATAAAAATTATTTGCCAAATATGATGGCTAGGTTTTGCACATCTGAGTTAAAAATACTTACCATAGAGCGATATATGCAGACTGCGGAATATTTGCACATTGTTGGCATAAGAGGCGATGAACCTAGAAGAGCCGCAAAGATCAAAAGCAAAGACAATCATTTAGTGCCTTTATTTGATGCAAAAGTCACTGAAAATGATGTAAGGCTATTCTGGGAAAGTCAGGACTTTGATCTTGCTATGCCACCTGCGGGCGTTAATACGTTAAGCAATTGCGATTTGTGCTTTTTAAAAGGGTACAGCATAAAGCAGTCAATTATTGAGCATAATAAATCTATTGCAGACTGGTGGATTGAACAGGAAAACAAAATAAATTCTAGGTTTAGATTCGATCAGCCTAGCTATGAAAAAATGCAAATTATTGCAACTGACCAGAATCAACTGTTTGATTTTGACGATGAATCAGTAGCTTGTTTTTGTGGCGATTAATGTGACTGAGGGGGCATTTGTGAAGTTTAACAACAAAGAAGAAGTCAATAAAAAGGTGAAGTTCCTGATTGAGGATATGCTCAACTGGGATTTCACCACCCCTTTATCGGTAAAGCTAGAGCCATATCAGAACCCAAGAAGCCTAAACCAGAATGCTTTGTTACATATGTGGTGCAGAGAGATCGTTAAGGGCATGAAAAAGAAAGGCTTTGAGGTTTCAGAGGGCGACCCTGTCGAGGCATGGAAGCTCTGGCTAAAGCGCAGATTCTTAGGCACAGATGATTTCAGGATAAGCAAGACCGAGATCAGTGGTCAGGTGAAACGCAGTAGCCAACTGGGAAAGGGCGAGATGGTGCATTTCTTAGATCAGTGCTATCATTGGGCAAGTGAGCAGGGGATACAACTAACCATACCGCGAGAAAGCGAATATGCGGAGTTAAAAAACCAACAGGAGCAATAGGCGATGGATAAGATCGACCCACGAACACTGTTAGAGTTAGACATACCAAAAACCGATAGACAGATTGAGTACCTAAAAGCCGTCATAGAATACGGCTCAAACTCTAAAGCCGCAGAGAAGCTAGGCATTAACCGCAGATCAATTGACCGCAGTATCAAACTGGTAGAACACAAAGCCGCCCTTGTAGGCGTAGCACCACACCGAAACCTAAGCCGCCAAACCGCAGAGGGATTTGAAGCAAAGAGAATCTCAACAGCATACAAAGAAGACGGCTCAGTTGCCTTGCAATGGGTTATCCAAGAGCCACACAAACGCGATATGCGGGCAAAGATTGAAGCCTTATTGGATGGGTTAGCTGACGATATAACAGGGCTTAAAAAGCCATCTAAGCCGCCTAAAGAGGTAGATGAAGACTATTGCGCTATGTATCTAATAGGAGATCACCATTTTGGGATGCTTGCTGACTCAGATACTAAGCTAGATGACGATGACTGGGATGTGAAGATTGCCTCTAAGATTCTAGTTAATGCGACTGATCGACTAGCCAAGAGAGTCGGAAACGCGCATACAGGTGTTCTGGTTAACGTAGGTGATTTTTTTCACGCTGATAGCAGTGCCAACACAACTACAGCAGGAACGCCAGTAGACGTAGATACACGCATTGGAAAGACCTTTAAACTAGCAGGGCGGTTGTTCCAGATTCTTATTGATAAGATGCTAGAGACACATCAGGAAGTGGTCGTAATTAACGTACGCGGCAACCATGACTCTGATATGGCTTGTCACTTATCCAGTTGCTTAGAGTTACTGTACGACAGAGAGCCTAGAGTTGATGTGCTTAAAAACTACTCTAAGTTCCTGCACTGGGAATGGGAGAATAATTTATTTGTCTACCATCATGGTGATAGAATAAAGCATGAGCAGATTCTACAGGCGGTGATAACAAACTTAGATGAAGAATGGTCGAAGTGCAAGAACCGCTATTGTCATTTAGGGCATATTCACCACCACATGAGCAGGGAAGTTGGCTCTATGCAGTTCAGTCATTGGGGTAGCCTAACAGCAACCGATCAATGGCACAGCGATTCTGGCTATGGTGCAGAGCGATCTATGACAGCGATTGTTTATCACAAGCAGTATGGCGAAGATTCAAGAGTTAAAATAAACGTGGATGCAGTCAAATGAGCAGAGTAATTAAATTTCCAGAGGGTGAAGATGATGGAACTGATGACAACGATATCAGAGTTACTAAAGAGTTCTGTAGTACTTGTGGTGGCGGGCTTGAGTTGTGGACTTCTAGCGATCTTGTGGCTTATGGTGTTTGTTCTTATTGTGATATGGGAGTTGGTTCACAGCCCATTATACTTGTTAAGACTACTGAGCATTAAATGGCAAAGCGCAAAAAAGCAACAGTAGCCCAAGAGGTAGAGAAAGCCGCCAAGCTATTACAGCGTTACGTAAGGCTAAAGGCATCTGATGATAATGGATACTGCACCTGCGTTACCTGCGGCAAGGTAGATCACTATAAGGCGATGCAAGGGGGACATTTTATTCCCAGAGGAAGAACTAGGTTGAAACTTCTGATTGAGAATGTGCATCCGCAATGCCCCTATTGCAACCAGTGGGGTATGGCTCAGGCTCATTATGTATTGCGCTACAGAGAATGGATGGTGGATTACTATGGCGAACGCAGGGTAAAGGCTATGGAAAAACTAGCATGGCGAACAGCACCTAAGTTTAATCGGGAAGAAGTGATCGAATTTCAGAGGGAATTGAAAGAAAAAATCAAGGAAGAAGAGTACAGAATAGGCGAATATTGAAATAAAGTTAATAAAAGTGTTGACAATGTATATTAATCGGTTTACAGTACACCTACATTAATCAAACAGAGGCAACAAAAATGAACAATTTAGAACTTAATCAAATCGTAAAAGGCAGAGTAGGTTATTTTTTAGTGGTAGGATTTAGAAGTATTGATGGCGCAAGCTACGCACAGGTAAAGAGTGTAAACCCAAGAGATTTTACACAGGTAGCAAGAGGCGAATTAGCACTACCAACAGAAACTTTGCAAGCAATCTAAAAACAATGCCCCGAAAGGGGCAACTAATCAAGGGGAAATACTATGGAACATCAATTAACTTACATGGATATTAAGCGCAAGGAACAGCGTAAAACCGATTTCAACGATAACATCAAAGGCATTGTAGGCGCGTTAGCTCTATTTGCTATGTATGCAATCGTTTCTACTATGGACTACCAAGACTGCTTGCGAGGTGCATCATGTTAATCTATGAAGAGTTTGTCGGTAAGCACTACGATGCTTTGTATAAGGAAGATTCTAGGTTGTCTGATCTGCCTGACGAAGCAATGGATGAAGCTGTTTACATCTGGCTAAACAGTCACAAGACTTGGTTCGAGGACATCTACCCTGCAACATTCAGCAGAGGCGTAGGCAAAATAGCCACAGAGATGCTGTTTGGTAAAGCACCATCAGCAAGCAAGATAGTGTCTAACCTGTTTGTTGCTATGGCAGAGGATGCAGTAGAGCATGACAAGGATGATCTATGGTGGTCAGAGGCGTTAGAAACGCACCTAGACAGCATGGTTAATTTAGATAACTTTGCTGATGACCTTAGAGATCGAATCTACCTGTACCTAGAACACACAATAGAAGAGGCAATCTTTGATGAGTTCGCAAAGCAGAAAGGCGAAAACGATAGGGAGCATGGAATCTATGACTGATCTAGCGAAAAAATGGCAAGAACTTAGAGACGAATACCCGCCTCTGGAAATACCGCACGACAAAGAGGAGCGCACACAGTTTGAAAACTGGGTTGCAGAAATGGGATTCGATGGGATAATACAAATTGATAGGGTGAAGCAAGATGACAAAAACTAAAAAAGCAATAAAAGAGGTAAACCAAATGGCAGATAAAGCGATACTAAAAGCGCAGTTTGATGCGTACAAAGCTAAAGCAAAAGCATGGTTAGCTGTCGAAGTATACGGACACAGCAGGGGAAAGATTCTACTAGCGGCATTTGTAATGGTTGCCGCAGTAATTACAGCTTCATAGTGTAACCCCTAGTAGCAAGGCATCCTCCAAAAGCCTGATTAGCCAGAGTGGTTCACTGGTGCTACGAAACGAACCATCTACTCAGGTAATAACCAATATGCTTAAAAAGCATTAGATTGCGTTCTAAGACCTCTATATAATCCCGCCTTAACAACCTGAGACCCCCTATGAAAACTATCCTTACACTGGCGATTATCGCCCTTGTATGTATTGCCTATGATGATTTAGGCGGTAGATATATGAGAAAAGAAGACCAACCTGAAAATTAATTGCTTGACTGTAAAGCATTAGTTATAGTATATAGGCGATAGATAGAACCAATAATGAGGTAACTACTATGATGAGCCTAGAGCTAACGAACAAGATCAACACTTGTAAAGAGAACGGATGGACTGATCTATTGTCTAAGCTAGACGAGATCACCCAGAGCCTAATCGAGAACCCTAGTGCAGGGCATCAGATCAAAACAGCATTAGTCTTTTGGAAAGATGCGGTCGACTGTCGCACCAAAGGACTACCACCACAAGAGCATGATATAATAATCAAGAACCCCAAGATGAATACCAGACAGGTGTTCGGAGCAGATATGTAAGATGGGAAGACCCAAGTGGATTCCAGATGCAGAGATATGCGCTAGAGCCTCAGAAATGGCTTCTAGGGGCTTAACTGTAGCTCAGATAGCTGATTGCTTAGGGGTATCAGAATCGACCATGTACAACAAGCAGGAAGAGTATTTAGAGTTTATGGACTCTATAAAAAGGGGAAGAAGTAAAGGCATGGAAGAGATCACTAATGCTTTGTTTGAGAAAGCTAAGGCAGGTGATAATACATCTATGATCTTCTACCTAAAGACAAGAGACAGAGAGAACTGGGGCGAGCAGTACATAGAACCAGTCAAAGAGATACCACCTATTAATATAACTGTTCACCCTGATGCAATTAACAAAGCCTCAGAGTGAGATCTTCTGTTCACCCTCTAGGTTTAGGGCGGTAGTAGCAGGAAGACGATTCGGCAAGACGTTCCTCTCAACAGGAGAGATACTTAGAGCCGCTATTGGTGGTGCTAACAGAAACTGTTGGTATGTAGCTCCTACCTATGGGGCGGCTAAAGAGATTGCTTGGGATATGCTTATACACACTATCCCAGAAGAGTACATAGCCAAGACTAATGAGACATCCTTAACGATCAGGCTAATCAATGGTTCAGTAATCAGCCTTAAGGGTGCAGAGAAGCCTAACAACTTGCGAGGTAGAGCATTGGACTTTGTAGTGCTAGATGAGTTTGCAGATATGCGACCAGAGGCATGGAATGAGGTTCTAAGACCATCTCTATCAGATAGGCAAGGAAGCGCATTGTTTATCGGTACACCTAAAGGCAGAAACCATTTCTACGATCTATGGGCAACAGGTTTAGATGGTGCAGAGGGATGGGATTCATTCCAGTACACAACACTAGATGGCGGCAACGTACCAGAGAAAGAGATTGAGCAAGCTAGAAACGACCTAGACGAGCGCACTTTTAATCAAGAATACTGCGCTGAATTTGTTACTTACTCTGGTTTGATATATTATGCCTTTAGTAGAGAGCTATCTGTCGTCAATATAGATGATAACGATGGCACTCTGCATATTGGTATGGATTTCAACCTTGATCCAATGAGTGCTGTTATATGCTTAAGGCATGGGCAAGACTTACTGGCTATAGATGAGATCGTTATGTATGGGTCTAACACAGATGAAATGGTTGCTGAGATAAAGGATAGGTATCCTAACCGGCACTGCATCATTTATCCTGACCCTGCATCAAGACAGCGCAAAACAAGCGCAGGTGGTCGGACTGATTTGTCGATCTTACAAAACGCAGGATTTAGCGTTAAGGCGAAGAAAGCTCACCCATTGGTCAGGGATAGAATCAATGCGGTTAATAGTCGTTTACTGTCAGGTGATGGTGAGCGACATTTGTTTGTTAGCCCTAAGTGCAAGCAAACCATTAAGAGTTTAGAAAGACAGACTTATAAAGAGGGTACGAGTATTCCTAACAAGGATGGCACTGACCACATGAACGATGCGTTAGGCTATCTGGTAGAGTATTTGTTCCCAATTAGAACCGAATATAACACTCCGCAACCTACTAGGTGGACTTGATGGAAAACAGCGTAATTGAAAACACTCACCCAATCTATGAAGACTACAAGTTCAGATGGTCTTTTTATCTCAGAAGCTACATGGGTGGAGAAGATTATAAAGAGGGTGGCTACCTAACAAGCTACATCTCAGAAGACAAAGACGAATATGCTAGACGTTTAGACCTAACCCCGATGGACAACCACTGTAAGAACATTGTCCACATCTACTCTAGCTTTCTATGGCGCGTACCGCCTACAAGAGCATTTAACAGCCTAGCCAACAATGCCGCACTAGAACCCTTTATGAAAGATGCTGATCTTGATGGTCGCTCTTTTAATGCGTTTATGCGACAGGCGCAGGTTTGGTCTAGCGTATATGGTCATGTTTGGTTGATGATTGATAAGCCGCAGTCTAATGCCTCTACAAGAGCAGAAGAACTAGACCAAGAGATTCGCCCTTACATGACTCTAATCACGCCAGAGAACGTGTTTGATTGGAAGTATGAGCGCACTGCTAGTGGCAGACATAAGCTAGTCTATCTAAAGGTCAGAGAATCAGTAGATCGCATTAGCAACACCGAGACTGAGGTTTATTACAGAGTATGGCGTGAAGACACTATCGAGACTTGGCGCGCCACTAACAACGAAGAACAGCACCTAGAGACTATCGACAATGCACTAGGCAAGATACCTGCTGTCTTTCTACCTGCTAATAGATCGCCTTTACGCGGTATTGGCACAAGCGATATTGCTGATGTGTCGTATATGCAACGAGCTATCTATCAAGAGTTATCAGAAGTAGAGCAGTTGATTCGTATCAGTAACCACCCGACACTGGTTAAGACGTTTGAGACTGATGCTAGTGCCGGTGCAGGTGCAGTGATTAACTTGCCTGATGATATGGATGGCAACCTAAAGCCTTACCAGATGCAACCATCAGGGGCTAACCTAGATGCTGTCAGAGCCTCTATTTCTGACAAGGTAGAATCTATCAACCGCATGGCTCACATGGGCGCAGTTCGTGGCACACAGGCAATGACACAGTCAGGCGTGGCTATGCAGACAGAGTTCCAGATGCTTAACGCTAAATTGGCTGAGAAAGCAGATATATTAGAATTAGCAGAAGAGCAGATCTTTGACCTGTTCTGTCAGTGGCAACAAGTAACCAATGACGTAGAAGTATTCTATCCTGATGCGTTCGATCTTAGAGACTACGACAAAGAGTTAATATTCCTACAGCAGATGCGCGCAACTGGCGTACAGTCTGAGACATTAAACAAAGAGATTGATAAGAAGATTGCTGATCTAGTGCTTGATGACGATATGCTTGCTAAGTCGCACAACGAGATTGATGCAGGTTCACAGCGCATTGGTAACTTTGCAGATGAGATAACTAATGGCGGCTGATACTGACCATTTCAATATTGTTAACAGGTTAGCTGATAGGCATGAAGAAAGATTAGCTTCTGCACTTGTTACCTTAGAGAATAGAGTCGTTGATCTAATGGCATCAGCACCTTTGAAAGATGGTGAGTTGTTTGATCTGGAATGGGCGTTAAACGCAAGAACAGAATTACGTCAGGCAATATCAGAAGAGTATTTGACTCAGGTTGATAGTGTTATTAGGGATTATAGTCAGGTTGCTGATGGCGCAGTAGATATGCTTGGTAACTATGGAGATCTTGCTAACCTTGATCGCTCTGTAGTTAATCAATTACAACAGATGACGTTTCAGGGGTTTGAAGATTTAGGCGTAGAGTATTTAGATACATTAGCTAAGCAAGTTTATGAAAGCACCCTAACTGGTGCGACATTTGCTCAAAGTGTAACGGCTGTTCAGGCGGTTGTTGGCAAAGAAATGGCAAGATACGTTAAACAGCAGATACATGATTCGCTAACGCAGTTCGATGCAACTATCAACATCAAGGTTGCACTAGACTCAGGAGCAAAGAAGTTCCAGTATCGCGGTTCTAATGATGAAAAGACTAGAGAGTTTTGCCGTAGACACGTTGATAAAATCTACACGATAGATGAAATCAAAGAAATATGGCAAGGCGAATGGACTGGTAAGAAAAGCGGTAGTCCATTTGTAGTTCGCGGTGGCTATAATTGCCGTCATAGATTTAGACCAGTATTCGAGGATTAAGCTATGCCAAAAGGCGCAGGAACATACGGAAGCAAGGTCGGAAGACCTAAGAAAAAGAAACGCAAGACAAAGAAATAACTTGTGTTAAACTAACGATTCACCAACTACTCCTAGTGAGGTTCGTAACATGAGCGATACAATCATGGAAACCATAGAAGAAGCTGAGACTGAAACAGCGGCAGTAGAAACTCAGGCAAAGACATTTTCACAAGAAGAACTAGACCGAATCGTAGCTGATCGGATTGCTAGAGAACAGCGCAAGTTTGATAAGAAGCTAGGTGGCATTAACTTAGATGAAGCCAAAGAGCTACTTACTCAAAAGGAACAG